GATGGCAAATATGAGGTGATGTAATGAGCATTGATCAACTAAATCATGATATCTATGTTTCGGAAAAAGAAAAAGAAATCAAGCGTCTTCAAAAGTATGAGAAGTTGGTTCAGTTTATTGCCAATGACTATTATGAAATGTCACACGATAAGGTCAAGTGGCAGCATAATGACTGGTATAAGCGTTGCCGCAAACTGATTGAGGAAGACAATGTGGAATCCGATTGAAACTTATCCTTATGATAGCCCTTACCATTATCTTCTTTGTCATAAGGAGAAGAAGTGGATTCGTTTTGGTAGATGGTACTCTCAACAAAAAGAATGGTACTATTCAGGTACCAATGAGCGTTCACAATGGGCACAAGTAAAAGGTGACGAACCTACACACTGGATGAAGATGCCGGAGATACCTAATGACTGACGAAAAGAAAATGACTTGGTGGGAAGCAAGTCAAAAGATTGGTGATGCTATGGACGCAGCCAATAAGGGACTTGACGAACTGGCAGATAACTGTCCATATGAAACGAAACTTGCTGTCACACGATGGGCAATAAAGCATATCGTGGACCATGCTCGTGATGGTGGTTCTTACAGATATCTAATCTATGATCGCCTTGGATTCGGACCAGATGCTTATGTGCCACTATATGATGCTGGTGCTATGGTAATCTCTAATGAGTTTGATATTGAGAATATGGATGCCATCAAAGCAAAGGTTAGAGAAGAAAGAATCGAATCTCTAAAGCCTCTTCTTCATATGTGTGATGAACCTGGATGTTTCAAGGACGCTGGTTGCGGATGGCCCAGTGAAAATGGATATCGTATGACTTGTGGTGAACATTATCGTGGTGTTCATTATGGGAAGCCTGAGAAGTGATATATATTCACAGAATATCAAGTCTGGCGAGAGTGCTTCGTGAGCATTGGTGTTGTGAATATGTCATTACCTACATTGGCTCGGCCGATTGTCCTGCTAGTGACAGTGAACTTATGATTGGAGTTAGAATATGAAAATGATTTACAAATATCCGCTTGGTTCGGAAATACGCCATAACATGGTGACAGAGATTGATATGCCAAGAAACGCACAGATATTGGACATACAGATGCAGGGTGATATTCCTGTGCTTTGGGCTATCGTCAATCCTAAAAAGCCATCTCGTAAATATGTGTTTCATGTCTTTGGTACAGGATATGAAATGCTTGACTATGAAAAGAAGCATTATGTTTATGTCGGCACAGTCCAACAGAGAGGTATGATGACTCTTGTTTGGCATATTTTTGAGGTGATTGAATAATGACAACAGTGAAAAGTCCTCTTTCGATTATAAAAGAATGGTCATACGATGTCATGACAGATTGTTATAAGCATATTTCTGGTATTACTGTTGATAAAACATATATAGATAGCCAGGGTCCTGACACAGAAACGGCGCTAAATAATGCGCTAAAGATGTCTCAGATGTCTAATATGGCTTCTGTAGGATCTATAGGAGCAATAGGCGCACCATTACAATACCCCAACTCCATGTATAATGGCATAGGTCAAATGCCTACAAATCCCATGATACAATCAGGCACCTTTACAATAGGCAATACACCGCCTTCTCATTGCATGGTTATCGCCACTGATAGGGGTTCCATTACTCTAAATCTAAAGACGGGTGACATTACCTTTCCATTAGAGATTGGTAGAGACGAGGCCATTCGTGATTTCTGGAATGGATTTCAGTTATACTTTGGTGTTAATCAGGACAATAAGTTTCAGATCAGAATAAAAGAACTTGAGGACGAATGTTACAAACTCAAGCATGAGGCTGAATCAAAGGCTAAACAAAAGGTATTGTCCAAGATCACTAAGAAGTATGCAAATGAAAAGTTTATTATGACAAAGCCTGCCGATCTAATCAAAATGATCGAGGAAGCATGAGAGACAAACACGAAGAACTAATCGAACAACTACATGAACTGGCGGACTGGGTTGAGAAACACAACTCAGTCCATTGTCATTCTGTTCCACGAAAGGCAGCATACACGATTGCCAGATTGGAAGAAGAGAACTATCGAATGCATCTTCAACTAAACAAAAAGTATTTGTCTTTTCGTGATAGATATGATATGTTTATAGGTGCAATCAGATTGCGGATCTATTTGATGAGGAAGAAATGGAAAAAAGGTTAAAGACACCACTACGATATCCTGGCGGCAAGAGCAAGGCAATTCATAAACTATTTGCCGAGTTTCCAGACTTAGAAAATGTTAAAGATTATAGAGAACCATTCATAGGAGGTGGTTCTGTTGCTATTCATATATCTCGATTGAATCCTGATTGTAGTGTATGGGTCAACGATCTGTATTGGCCTCTGTATAACTTTTGGATTCATCTTCGTGATCATGGTGACAAACTGTCCGATGATCTGTATCAAATGAAACTCACATATAACACAGAAGATGCAGCAAAAGGATTATTTGAATCCAGCAAGTTAATTCTCAATGGACATAACGATAGCGACTATTCAAAAGCAATTGCCTTTTGGGTAGTAAACAAATGTTCATTCTCAGGTCTTACAGAATCCTCAACATTCTCTCGTTGGGCAAGCAATAAGAACTTTAACATCTCTGGCATCGAAGCACTAAAAGAATACAGTAAACATATCAAGAATTGGAAGATCACCAATCTTTCTTATGAAGAACTTTTGAATGACACGGAGAATGATACATTCATCTATCTCGATCCACCATATGAAATCAAGTCCAAGTTGTATGGTAAGAAAGGATCCATGCATAAAGGATTTGATCATGATCTATTTGCGGAGTGCTGCAATAGACCTACTCAAGCAAAGATAGCAATCTCTTACAACTCCGATCAATCTGTTAAAGAGAGATTTCCAGATTGGAACCAGATTGAGTTTGATCTAACATATTTCATGCGTTCGGATAGAAAGAACTATCGAGAGAATCAGGCAGATCGAAAGGAATTGTTGCTAACCAATTACAACTAAATATAATAGGCACAATGCCTATTATAGGAACAAAATGGCAGCAGCAAAAACGAAATCACCAGCAAAAGAGGGCGGAGGATCAAGAGGCGGCGCCGCCATGACGGCAGCATATGAGAGTCTACAGGCATACGCTTGTGCGGCCAGAAAAGAAAAAGGTTCGCCTCTTGAGGACATTGATGATGTTAAAAAGTTCCAGAAGTTAAAACTAGCAGATTGTACCAATACTTTAACTTCAGCATTAAAAGAATTGGATGTGTCGTATCATAGTAGTTGTATTAGAACTGCTAATCAAATTTTTGTTGACTTTCCTAAATTGAATAAAGGTAACTATAAATTTTTTAGAGGAAGAGGTGCAATACATGATCAGATATATGCGACATTCAATAAACTAAAAAAGGATAGCGGTATTAGTAATGCCAACAAATGGAATCCTGCTGATATATGGATCATCAAGCAAGGCATTTCTTTCAAATCAGATTTCAAAACACTAGATCAATTTAACAATTACATTTTACAGTTATTCAATAATAACGAAGCAATAGGTGTATCACTTAAAAAGTTAGATAAAAAAGGCGGCGCCAAAGGAATATCATTCAATACAGGTAAAAGTTTAGGTGCCAAGTTTGCGGGATTTAAAGTTGGTGATAGTGTTGATAGTTCAAAAGATGTCTATATTGAATTTAATGCTGAAGGAAAGCAAGGCGCTATACAATTAAGAGTTTTTTCTAGTAGACCTGATCCTGGAAGCTGGCAAGGTGAAATTGGTGGTAAAACCGCCGCCGGCGGAAAAGTGGGCGGAGGAAACATGATCGAGGCCGCAAGGGCATCTGGTGTAATAGACTCCTCATCTTTAAGACCGCAAAACTTTGCAGGATCTATTAATAATCCAACAGACAAAGATATAAAAGATTTTATAGGATATTGGAAGCAAGTTAAAAATATAAAGTCTATGTCAAAGAAACAACAAGATGAATTATTTCAACAAATAAAGTCCACTGCTAAAAGTGATAAAACATGGTGGTTATCTAAGTATGTGAGTCTTAGATACTGTGCTGCTGTTATGAAATCCAAAAAAGAAAATGAAGTTACTAACTGGATCTATAGATACGGATCTTCAGCCGTAGAAAATAGTTCAGCATTCATCAAATATGGACCAGATTAATGATTAGACTTTCACAATACTTAAACGAAGCAGCGGCCGAAAAAGATCGCCATCTAACACACATTGAAGATGCTGTATTGGAAGGTGGTGTTGCAGGCACTCGTAATGCAATACAGTTTCTCATTGCCCTTAGAGATATGTTTGCTGATGATGGACAGACTATATCAGAGGCAAAAGGTGGTCTTATTCTAAGAACCAAGTTTGATGGAGCACCTGCTATCTATGCCGGCATCAATCCTGAAAACGGAAAGTTCTTTGTTGGTTCTAAGTCTATCTTTGCCAAGAATGCTAAACTAAATTATACAGAAGCAGACATTCGTGCTAATCATTCAGGGGGACTAGCAGAGAAACTTTCCCAAGCATTAAAGTATCTACCAGCACTTGGCATCAAAGGCATCGTGCATGGTGACTTTATGTTTTCCAAGTCCGATCTAAAGTCTGAAACAATCGACGGTAAAAAGTATATCACATTTCGTCCTAATACTATTACATATGCTGTGCCAGAAGGAACACCACTTGCTAATCAAGTCCGAGCAGCACAGATAGGCATTGTCTTTCATACCACATATACTGGCAAGACAATGCAAACTCTACAGACACATTTTGATATTGATATCACAGCATTGAAAAAGTCAAAGAACGTTTGGTTCAGAACTAATAGATTGATAGATGTTACTGCGGCAGCAAGATTGTCCAAAGAAGAGAATGCCAAACTGACAGGCATATTGTCACAAGCAGGTTCACTATTCAGAACTGTTCCTGCATCATTACTGAATCAAATTGCGACAAACGAAACATATCGTATTCCTATTATGACCTATATGAATCAAAAAGTTCGTCAGGGTGAGCATATAAATTCAAACTTTCTTAAAGAAGTTATGAACTTTGTTGCAACTAAATATAATAAGTCTATAGATGATGCTAAACGTGCTGACACCAAGGCAAATAGGCGTCGTGAAAAGGATGCAGTCATGCGCTGGTTCCATCAGAACAGTGCAGGTCTGAACACCATATTTCGTTT